TATACTTCAATAGTAGCGGCAAAAATAAAAAATCCCCACATGAAGTGAGGATTTTTTTAAATGGGTCAGTTTGGACTGATAATTACATCATTCCTCACTCTTTTATTACCATAGCTAACCTTTTGAGAAATTTAAAATAACTTTTTGATTTATATTATTTTACATCATTACTATGACTAACCTAGCATGAAATGACATTACCAAAAAATGTGAGTAAGATTGTGAGTAAACCATTTTGAAAAACACGTTACTCACACATCATGCTAAACGATCTGAAAATCAAACAATTAAAGCCCAAAGAAAAACTTTATAGAGTCGCAGATCATTCAGGTTTATGCATTGAGATACGTCCCACAGGTGCCAAATTTTGGCGCTATCGATACCGTTTTTTAAATAATGCCAAAATGCTAACCATTGGACAATACCCTGAAATTAGCCTTGCTTATGCCCGTAGTAAAACAATGGAATATCGTGAGCAGTTGGCAAAAGGGACAGATCCTGTTCAATTCCAGAAAGAGGAACGTGCAGCTGCTATTCAATCAAATACCGATAACTTTAAAAATGTTGCTGAAGAATACCTGGAGAAATACAAAACGGGTAAATCTAAAGAATGGTTCGAGAATAGAACTAGATATTTTGCTAAAGATGTTTATCCAATTATTGGTAAAACACCTATCAAAGATGTAAATTCAGCTGATATTAGAATCATCATAGATAATACAATAACACGCATTCGCAAAGGTGGACGTGGTACCGGAGAAGTGAAAGCTACTTTTGTACGCCAAATTTGTGCTGAAGTAATGCAATTCGCAATTATCACCCAACGGATCACTACTGACCCAACTTATGCTTTAAGACGCTATATTCACAGACCTGAAGTTCAACATGCCCAACCACTTAGTGATAGTGATAAAAAAATTATCATTCCTACAATTAAAAGCTATGGTGGTTTTACCAGTACTAAAAATGCAATTTTAACTTTGATTTACAGCATGCTTCGTACAATCGAAGTTAGAAGAGCCAAAAAATCATTTATTAATTTTGAAGATGAAACTTGGACTATTCCCAGAGCAACCAATGAAGAGATCTTGGCAGGCAAAAGGAACATGAAAAAGAACCGTATTCATGTTATTCCGTTGTCCACTCAATTGATTGAACTTTTAAAAGAACAATTCACTCTCTACCCGGATAGTGAATATATTTTCCCTGGCGATGATGGAATTTCCATGATGGGGAAAAATACGCTTAATTCAGCTTTAGATAATTTAGGTATTGGCCATATATCAATGCACGACTTTCGAGCTACAGCATCTACAGAACTACATGAAGCTAATTTCAATTCAGACTGGGTGGAAATCCAACTGGCACATGCTAAAGGTAACAAAACACGCGCTACATATGATCACGCGAAATGGCTTAAAGATAGGAAGGAAATGCTGCAGACTTGGGCCGATATGATTGATAAATGGTAATAGTTTTTTAACATTATCAAATTTCTGGTACAAAAAACCGCCTATAAAGGCGGTTAATTGTTTCATAAAAATTTAAGCTACTTTCTTAGCTTTCTTTGTTTTAGCTTCTTCAGCAGCATATGCGTTAGCAATAATTCGATCAACCAATAAATCTGCGCGATCTAATAATTCATTAGCTTTGTTGATTAAAAATTCACGACGGATTTGTTGAAAGTTTTTCATAATCATTCCTCAAACAATTTAAAATAGTGGGATAGGTACATTTACATGTTTTTCGAGCTTAGAATACAACTGTTCCATTTCTTCAGTTGACTCACCTGCCACTATGGCGTTAGCAATGCCTTCAATTACCCAAATGCACTGCTTGATATTTAAAGTAATATCATCTGCTTCAAAACAATCGATATCTTCAAGAATATTTGCTACGTTACGCATAATTCTTGCGACTTCTGCAGCACTTGGGTCTATTTGACTCAAGTATTCAATGTTAAGCGAAACAATCTTACTTTCTTGCAAAAATTTATTTGCGATATTCAATACGCGCAAATAAATATCTTTAATAGCTTCGTCCAAAGGTCAACCCCATACTACTTATATAGCAATTTTTTTTGAAAATTCAATGAATCTTTACAAAAAAAGTCAAAATTTGGTCGATGATTATACACTATTAAAATTAATTAAGAATAATTGATTCTCACAATTTTGCATCTTTTTTTTGTCATATATAAATACCCTTAAATTTATTGTTTAATTATTTATAACATACAATTTTCAATAAGCAAGTAAAGAGTTAACTGGAGCTATCACATTTATTCATAGTGAATTGGAATAGGAGTTTAGACTCTCACTTAATTAAGCTACTTATTTCTCTTAAAAAAATTCTATACACTAATTTTTCTTGCTTTATTAGGATCATTCTTATGTGGTGCATCAAAAAAAATGGCTTATATCTATCAAGTATGACAGTTGTTCACGAAGATGACTATTGGGATCCATCAGAAATTACAGCCCAGATTACAACAGGCGTAGTATGGGTAGATGATACTGATTTAGCAGATACATTTATAGATCGTATGCGAGCAGAAAGCTACCTAGCTGTGAAGCGTGGGGAATTTTGGCGGGATGCTAAGGTTGTGGAGGAATAAAATTATTGGTATAAGTTTTTTATTTTTATAAAAATATGACGATCAAGAATATAGTTTCCAATACATTAGCATGTTGTTTTTTACTTCTTCTATTTTTACTTGCATTTACTTGGATTCTTTTTGATTTCAATGGATCTTCTGAATCCCTAAAGGATTCGTTATCTATAGTAAGTTCAACATTTGGTGGGATCACAACTCTTGCCGCAGCTTATATCGCATATGGACTTTATGACGACTGGCGTACACCACACAACTTTAATATTGAAACAGAGCACAGGAAAGAAATATTAAAAGTCATCCGTAAAATTCTGCCCCTTGAATATAAATACAATCGACTTATCAGCAATCATTTTACCTATCCAGAGAATCCAGAAATGACTATGCCGATCAATATAAGTAGAGATGATTTATCTGAATTAGCAGGTTATATCAATGAATTACTCGGTTTACTTGATGAACTATTTTTTATAACTAAAAACGAGAGAATCACTAAGATAAAAGATCAATATTATAATTACGCTCAGCTTTATACGTACATTCTCGAAAGATCAGACTACCACTATAAAAATGATGAAAAAACTGAATTAGTAGAATTTTTACGTACTAATTTAACCTATGATTATATTAATGAACACAACCTGAAATGTAAAAGTGTTACTCTATATGCTCATGCTTTTAGGGGACTAACAAACGTCAAATTACAACAATTCATAAGTGAAAATTTAAAAACCTCTACTGAAGACTCAAAAGCCCTCTAAAGGGCTTCTAAAAACAATCCTTTCTCTTTCACACGACGATTAGCCAAACCATTCACTTTGACCCCATTGTCATAGATCCAACGATCAAACTGTGAAGCTGCAGCTTTTAACTCACCTTTGTTGATTAAAGTCAGCATGGTACTTTTCGCAAAAGCGGTTTCACCAACGTTGTAAACAAAACTGGCCAAGGCATCAAATTGGTTTTGATTAATGTCGACTTTCACATATTTATCCAGGCATGCATCAACCCATTGGCAATCATTCTTGAGCCATAGTTCAGCTTGACCTCGCGTACACGTATCACCCGCTTTAACCTTGATGCCATTTGGATACTTGATCGTGCCAAAGCCAATGGTCCACACGCCACCAGTATCCAAATAAGCATTTGAACGGAAACCCTCAAACTCTCGAATAATATCAAAGCCCTGCTCTGAAATATCACGTAGCCCTGTAACTACTGTTGTTGTGGGTAATGAATAGCCAATGAGCCTTGCAAACTCAGTTAAGCCATTAGTCGCGATAATGGCATCACCCGCATTGACCTGATCTTGAGTCAACTTGCCCCCAGACATAGCACGCAACCAAGAATATGCCTGGGCAATTTGTTCTGAATTATTCACCGTCATTTGTATCAACCTCATCATGCAATTCAGGCTGTTTTTTCAAACGTGCAAGTACCATGGCCACACCTACAAAACACCCGATAACTTCTTTCCACTGTTCAGGCATCATGTTTTTCACGTCTTGTGGAATCACATTCCAGACACCCATAAATTGATCTGCAAATAAAATCAAGGCATAAAAAATGGCGCTTAATGCGCCAACTTGTACTGATTTCATTTTGTATGCTTGTTTCCAGTTTTCGATTAATTTCATTCCAATTCACCTGCTTTTGCTTTAACGACTTTGCGCAATTGCGCTTCTACAAACTGGCTACCCAACGTGCCAAGGAATGCGCCCAAACCTAAGACACCAAGCATGCTCAAGTCAGAGATCCAAATTAAAACTGCTCCTGCACCCAATGTGGTGAATCCATTCAAAATCGAACGCCCGATAATGACCCGCCACGTGGTTTTTTCTTCACTTACAAGTATCTTTGCCATAGCAATAGCGATTCCCATAAAAATTAACTGCAATGCCACTTTTTCATGCTCTTGCATGTAACCCCCTTAAACTTGGCAATAAAAAACACCCTCTTGGGCGATAGTAAGTAACTGATGCGATTTGTTCTAAAGTTTCAGATTCATATATCAATTTTCGCGCTACACGCCCCTTTTCATGACATAAAGCAATATGTTGAGCCAAAGCAAATTTTAGGACTTTTAACTGCTCTGCGGACAAAGACACAACCTTGTTATCTTTGGTTGTCCAATCCATTGCTATCCCTAAATCACTGGCATTGGTAATGCGCGCTTGTGAAGTCAAATCTGAATCATAAAAATACCCTTCAAATAAAAAACCACCATATTCGGTGGCATCTCTTTGATGTTTAATTTCCATCCATTTATGATCCTTGATCTGATCCAATGTTCTCGGATCTGTCCATGCCTTTTGGACATAATCAAAAACATGATGTTCCGATGGTGCTGGACCTAATGCAACAAATCGTTTTGCTTCAAAGTCATAATATGATGCACTGACAACAGCTTCACGCATATCAATAAACATTTCTCCATCGTTTGTATTCAATTGAAACTGAGCTTTACTACCTGCGATTGCTCGCAGGATTTCCCCATCCAGACTTAAAAAATATCGAATCATTTCTTGACCTCAAGCAAAGCCATACTTGTTGTGCCTAAACCATTGAGTGAATAGGTATGTGTACCTGCACTTACGATATCCACGATCATTGGTAATTCCTGATTTAATCGCACTACATATACATAAGAGCTACCGTCCCAATATCCACTAAAAACCCATCTCTTTATCTCCACACCGTCACGATATAAAATTAAAGCGTCACTAAATTGTTGTTGACGATCACGATAGTAATTAATCCCTACATTAATTCGTACTTGCCCGCCATCAGTCACTATAGTCAAGCTAGTTGTATTTTGAGAAGCAATACCATTTGTTACAGCATTGTCTTTGACCTTAATCGTATCGACCTGCAAATCCGCGATTTTGGCAGTCGTAATTGATGCATCTGCAATTTTGGCTGAAGTAATTGCTCCATTCGCAATGTTGGCCGAACCAACACTGATAGAACCCAAATTTGCGCTAATCGCGCTCAAACTATCTGCATAAATCTTACTTGCACTAATCTGACCGATAACAGCATCAGCCAAATAAAGACCCGCAGGAACAACTGTTCCGTTTGGTAATGTGCTAGCAGTAGATTGATAAACAAATGCATATTTAGGCGTATTACCATTCACTGAAGGTGGTGCAATTGCAAACTTATCTGCTCGAATAATGAAGTTTGATGTCGTACCACTATTCATCACACCAAAACCAGCCACATAACCATTGCTGTCTAACTTGACGGTATATTGCAGATTAATCCCAACTATAGACTGCTGTAAGGTTTGAATACTTGCTGTATTGCCATTAACCGTGGTTTGAATCGTCCCAACTTGTGTAGCAGTAGCAGTTTGAGATGTAGCAACAGCATCTAACTGTGTCTGGATTGTTGAAAGATTTCCATTGAATTGTGCTTGAACCGTATAAATTTGCTGACTCAAAGCTGAATCAGCATTAATCCGTGCGGTTGTCTCAGATGCAATCAAAGCAGCATTATCATTTGATTTTGCTTGCACTACATCAATACGCTGCCCCAAAAAGATATCTTCTTCAATACGTGCTGACTGTTCAGACCAGACACCCACAAAACCGTCATCACTCCCAATTAAATCATCAGTTGAACCAATCAAAGTTGGATTGACTTGAGCAAAAACACCATCAATCTTGCTAGATAAAACGCCCTGTTCAGTGGTCAATACTTCAACTTCTTCAACCACTGCAGCAACTGCTTGATCGTTACTTAATTTATAGATTGTGAGCTGATTCAAGACATTTTGATCGCCAGTTTGTCGATCAAGTCGTTCTTGCGTTAATCCATCTTCAACATTCTGAACGGCTTGAACAATATCAGCTATATCACCATCCATCACATCAATCAGATCGATTTTATCTATCTGCTGTCGCAAAGCTTGATCTAGTTGTGATTCGCTAATCTGATCATTAAGTAAGTCCAAGACCTGTTGTGCATCCGCAATGGATGTACCACTGGTCCACTCTGACCATGCTCCAGTATTGCCAATACGGTCGACCAAACGCGCTTTATAGAAACGAGTCACATTAGCAGCCATGCCTTGAATAATCTTGGTATTGGTTGGATAAGCAAATAAGCCCAAAAGATTTGCACCGGTTTCCGAAGCCTCGGAGTTCTCCCAAATCTCTGTATAGGCGGTATCCAAAGCACCAACTGCAGGAAAGCCCCAATCCAATTGCATGCCAAACAAAATACCGCTAGCGTTCAAGAAAGCCAGTGATGGCGGTAGCCCTTGTTTACCTGACAAAGCGGTCAGCATGGACGTTGTTGGCAAGGACGAAACATCAAACGCTGAAAATGCCGTTACCCGTGCAGTGTAATTGCCTGTGTAAATCCCTGCGATTTCAACCGATGTATTGCCCGTCAGTGGCATCTTGATCCAAGAGCCATCATCCTTTTTCCATTCGACCAGATACTTCACTGCAAATTCAGCTTTGTCCCATTGAATCACCAAGGTGGCAATATTTACGCCTTGCTGTACCTGATCATAGGCAGACAACATCACATTGGCTGGTGCTGCCTGTGAAGTTGGATTGATGATCGATACAGGTACATTTTGGATATATGCTCCATTATCAATCGCATCAAACTTCAATGGATTGTATTCCAATGCCGTTATGCTGAATTGATGATTATCATCCTGCTTAATGGTCATCACGCGAAACTTACGTGTTGCCAATTCGGAAGAATCAATTGTCCATGCATTTTGTGCTGCAACTGCATTGGCTGCATAAGCTAAGGTGACTGTGATTGTATTGCCCGAAACAGCTTGAATCACTTTAGTGATCGATTGACCTTGTTCCCCATTCACGTAAATGGTGTCACCAACATTGGCAACCACATCACGATCTAAAGTTAAGGTTTTACGATCGGCTGAAATGGCTTTAATACGCCCACCGATGAAGCGACCCGCAAAGTCATTATCTGCAATCGAAATGACTTTACCTGGTACAGGAATGTTGCCATCTAGTCCAACTTTAAAACTAGCGGTTTGTGTTTCGTACTGTTCAGATCGAATCGCCCAAAGTCCTGCACGTTGTGCCTGCCCACGCGAAGTACATCCCCACGCTGCAATTTCAACTGTTTTAATCCCGTGTTTAGCAATCGCATTTTCATCCCGGACAATTTCATATTCAGTTTTAAAACGATTATCTGGATTAGACCAAGCAACTTTGGCCACAGTATGGCGATCACGTGCACGTGTGCCTGAATATTCAAACTTCCCCTCAATTACATTCGCATTGGTATAGTTAAAATACACATCTTGGGGAATGTCAGCATCACAGAAAATACTGTCCCCATCCCAATATGATATTGCACGGAATACACCGGCTAGTTTTCCTAAAATAGCATAAGCATCTTCTGCAGACTGGATATACACGTTACAGGTAAAACGAGGCTCTTGTCCGCCTTCACCATCACTAACCAAACCATCACAGTATTGTGCCAGACGGTACAAACTGGCTTTGTCTAACATACCATCAGTAATGCGCTCACCTAAGCCATAACGCTTTTGGGTGCAAATGTCGTAATAGATCCATGCTGGATTGTTACTGTAAGCACGTTTAAATGAACCATCCCAAATGCCAACATATGTACGAGTGTCTGAATCATAATTGGTCGGCACACGAACTTTGATACCCTTAGCACGCACTGCGATTTTAGCCACGCTAGAAAAGTTCTCTGCATCGTATTGCAATCCCAACAATGCAGTGTTTGGATAGCGAAATTTAGCATCGATCACCTCAGCATAAGATGCAATATAGATCGCATCACTGATGTAATCTGAATCTGCAGGTGGCGTTAAACGTCTAACACGAATATTCCAACCAGACAGAGTAACTGGCAAATCAATGCGATGGGAGCGCTCATAATTAGCTGAAGTTTTATCACTGATTTGAGTGTTTAAAACCTCGACATAAGCCCCACCATCGGTTGAGACATCAATAGCGTACTGAATGGTAATACCACTCACATCACCATTGTTGACATTGGTCTTTCGCAAAGCTCCCCAACGTAAACGAATGCGAACGGCATCAATACCGGTATTAGAAAGTGAACGTACCCACGCAGAAGTTTTTAACTCGACATTCACATCAGTATCATTTGAAACTTCTGGAAAGCCTTCCATGTAAGTTTGATCACTGGTTCCTGCACGAAAATCCCAAGTAACCCCATCAAAGTTGGAATTCCCTGCATCATCAATAATAGGTGTGTCATCTAAAAAAATAGATTTAGCACCATCGACTAAACCGTCAATCTCGCCTTCAGACAAACCATATTGCAATTTAATATAGGTTTTAGATTGAGCTGAATCAGCAGCAACTACTGGAGTACGGGCTTTCTTACTTCCACTTTTTGCGCCTTCTACTATTGCATTCATAATCTTTTCCAGGCAATAAAAAAGACGCTCATGCGTCCATTAAATAGTTAAGTTTTAAAGTTGATCTTCAGGATATTGTCCACCATTCATGATGAATCCTCCCACTTCAAATTCACCATATAAAATTGGGACTGGATTACCTTGAGCAACAGTAGTTACTGCTGCACCAAAACCGTAGTTTGATCTGTTCCCATCACTATTTGAATCTTCAGTTTGGGTTTTAGGCATAAGCATTTGTGCCACACCACCGACCATCATGCCAATACCAGCACCAATTAGACTTGCACCCCACGGCTGACCGAAGTACGTTGCAACAACACCGACTACAATCATAACAGCACCTAAAATGGTCTGAAGAATACCATTACCACCAGCACCCTCTACAATCGGAACAATTCTAATTAATTCTGCGGCTGTGACCATATCTAGCTCTTGCTCAGAAATGGTTTTACGTTTATCGGTGAATATGGCAAAGCGCAGGCCATAATGATGAGCATTCAGCATAAATTGTTCTAAACCCTCAATTTGCACCGAAAGTAAGCGCATGGCTTCTTTAACACTACTAACTTGCAATCGCCATTCCTTGCCAAAACGCTCGCGCAGCACGCCATGAAAACGAATTACCTTATATTTACTCATGCTGATAATCCTTGTGCCGTAAAATCATCACAGTGCGTTCTGCCCATTTTGGACCGTAAACCTCGCGTTTAGAGCTTTGGTTGTAAGGGTGATGCAAAAATAAAGTTGAACCAAAACATGGATCTGTTTTTTCAGACTTCAATGCTGCTCGATCACCCAACCAGATCAATGCATGGTTGGGATGTTTGGTCGGATGCACTTTACAGACCAGCATGTCACCATACTGCGGTTCAGAAACTTCATAAAATCCCGTCTGTTTGTAATGGTCCAAATACAGCGATGCATTGTCATTGAATTCCCACCAGAGTTCCTTCCGCTGAAAATCCATCAATTCAATGCCCAACTCTCGGCTATAGAAATCTCGGACTAATGCATAACAATCCTGCCAGCCATGGAAATAATGTCGTCCAATTAGTGGAGCTTTATAACCACAAGGCTTGTACTGTTGAACTTCAAAATCAGGATAAGCACAAATAATCCACGGTTTACCATGCAGTTCAATTTGATGCTTATCTAAAGCTGAAGCTGTTGCTGTACCATCAGGATGACTATGTACATAAGCTTGAATTTTGCCCCGATCTTCAATATCAGCCAATGCTTTTGGATCAATTTCAAAATGGTTCTTTGCATCCTGTGCGATGTTTGGAAGACGAATTAACTCGCCATCGATGACAACACCACACATTTCTTCTGGATAAGCTTCACTGGCAGCGACCAGCATTTGCTTTTTAAGTTTTGCGCTAATCTTCATATCAGCTCACTGGAATAAGTTGGATGCAGGAAACCCGCCAAAATTTGCTTCATTTGCTCGTAATCGACAGGCTTCTAAATCACCCCGGCATTTGTCTAAACTTGGATCATCCGATGCGATATTTTTATCGGTGAAATACTGCAAACCAATATAGCCACAGTCTTCCCCACGATAATCACCACGCATACACCAGTCGCAGTAACTTGTGATGTTGCGGACTGGAATTTTCAATCCCTCAAAATCAATTGGATTGGATAATTCGAATGTTACTTGCTGAGAGTTTTCCGATGTCTTTTGCTCGATATACCAAATTTGAGTTTTTGACTGGGTTGGATCTGCAGATGCATTGCCCGCACTGAAATTTTCAGCATCTAAATACTTCGCTAAAGTCCGAATAACCTTAAGCTTTGCACCTACAAAATCTTCAAAGCGTATACAGTAGGCAGACACCGCACCCTGAACGCCATTAATATTGTTCGCAAGGGTAAGTGTTGGGCTTGTTGCTTTGCCTGTTGAGCTCATTTCAAGCCCATCGACCTGTAAAGCCATAGGCTCAAATATCAAACCATTCCAAACAATATTTCGATTCCAAACTTTATTGGTGCCCACATCAAAGACTTTACCAATGCCGACAGTATCAGCACCTATCAATCCTGCTGATCCGATGGATGTGTA